TGTACAGCGGGGTGCTGTTGTCGTCGATCGGGTCGCCGAAAGCGTTGGGCGACAAGCCGCGGTAGATGGCCACGGTGCAGGTCGGAACAGCGAGCATGCCGTCACCGGGCCCTGTTGCGGCTGGATACCGTGGAACGCACGCCGGCCCGAGACGCGGACAGCGGGGTACGCCCGGCCGGAAGCTGGGCGGCCTTGCCAGCGGCGGCGATCTGTGCCTGCGCGGCCGACTTGGCCTTGTTCGCCGCTACCCGGGCGACCACCTGTTGGTGCTTCTGCGCTGCCGCGGCCTTCTTCGCCGCGGCCTTGGCGATACCGGGCGCTTTCGCCTTCGGCATCGTCCGGCCGCTCTTGGCGAAATCGGTGCGACCGGTCTTTGTGACGCCGGGCATGTGGGAGCCCTTGCCGGGCATCGTCAGCAAACCATCCTTGATGGCCTGCTGCACCATCTTCGTCGCCGTGCCCTTGGTCTTGCTGCCGAGCACCGACCACGTCTTACCGCCGTCGGTCGTGTAGACGTTGCCGGCCTCCACCTGGCCCACCTCGGCCAGTTCCCCGGCGGTCGGGCCCTTCTTCTTCTTGCCCTTGCCGTTGCCGCCCTTACCTCCACCCACGGCTACGTGGTTGACGTGGATGCGCGGCGTCTTCTGCTGGGTTCGGTTCGAGTTGGTGAACTTGCCGCCGACCCGCGGGTGCAGGATCTCCGACCAGACGCTCATCAGATGCTCCGCCAAGGCATAGTGCCGCCGGTACCGTCGCCGAGGTTCCGGCGGTTGCGTTGGAACGCGCTGTTCATCCGGATGGTGGAGTTCGACGCACGGAACAGGTTGTCCAGCGCCTGCCGGGCCAGCGGGCTGATGAAGATGCGCTGCTCGCTGGGGAAGCTGAGCGACATCCCGTCCTGAGACAGCGAGCTGACGCCCATCATGGCCTTGACCTCGGGATGTTGGGCGAGGAAGACCGCCTGCCAAGCCACCGCCCGCTGCAACCACACGTAGTCGCCGCGGGCCGCATCGGTGGGCCGCCACACCCGGTGGATGAGCGTTTCCAGGATGACCTGCGCTGCGGTGACGTCTTCGGCTTGGACGGTGACGCCGGTGATGACGGTGGTGTCGGCTACGTTCACCCACGTGTTGATCGTGACAGTCACAGCCCACCACCCTCCGACGTTGTAGTGCGAATTGACCGGCCCGGCCCAGGGCCCACCCCAGCGAAGTCCCCGGGCCGGGAGTCCGGACTAGTCGGTGACTTCGAGGATGCTGGCGGACTGCGGAACGGTCAGCGTGAAGCCGAGCCGGGCGCGGTGCTGCACGGTGTGCTCCAACGCGTTGAGGTTGATGTTCGCGTTGATGAACTGCGCCTGCGGCTCGATTCGCACACCGCGCACGAGGTGCCGGCGGTTCGCGAACACGACCAGCGGGTGCCACGCGGCGCTGGTGCCGCCGACGTTGCCGGTGTAGCCGCCGCTCGTGGTCACAGCGCCGAAGCTCCACGCCACCGGGGTGCCGAACAGCTCGTACTGCGGGCGCACGCCACCGCCGGCGGTGCCGTTGCTGGACTCGACGAAGATGGGGCGCTGGTTGCCGTCCAGGATGCCGCGCAGCCGCTGGCGCAGCGACGGGTGCAGGATCGCCACAGCGTTCTGCATGTCGTAGAACTTGGTGTTCTCGACCAGGCCCAACGCGTTGTTCAGGTTGGTGTAACCCGACGTGCTCAGAGTGCCCTTGAGCAGGTTGGCGTTCGCCGAGTATCCGACGGTCGAGTCGGCCTGCGTCAGCGTGTAGTAGATCGAGTTGTAGGGCCGGTAGTCCGACACGGTGGTCGACCGGGCACCGGTCACGCCGATGGACGCGTTGTCGTAGGCGATGTGCAGGCTGTTCAACCACTCGTAGCTGACCGCGGTGAGCGTGTCGGCCGGGGAGTCTTCCAGCTGCGCCTCATCCAACGTCTCTTTGCCGTTGAACTGGTAGTCGTAGATGGGCTTCACGTCACCGTTGGAGGTGCCCTCGGTGAGCTGACTGCCACCACCGACGGCGCTGTCCGCATACCGCGGCACGTCGTACTGGATGGACTTCATCTGGATGGTCCGGCCCGCGTGCTCCATGATGGCGCTGGGCTGGAAGGCGCGGCCGACAATCTGGTCGTCCCAGAAAATCGGCTGCCAGGCACTAAAATCGCGTGCGGCCACTGCCGCTACCTCCGGGTTCGATACCTGAAGGTGCGGGAGTCGCTACGGGCTCAACCGACCGTCCAGGAAACATGACTGGAATCCGGTCGGCGGCTCTGCGAACCTACCCGGGCCGTGCCCCCGCGCTGCGCTCTGCGATCGGCGCGGGTCCATGCTGTCGTGCCTCTATCGTGCTCGCGGGCGGTGCTCTGCAACCTGCCCGCGTACGTGTGCTACCGCAACAGTAGCGCCAGACGATCTACCAGCGCAATCACCGGCGACGGTTGGCGCGCGGATCGCCGCCACCGGAGTTCCACAGCTTCTCGCCGAACGACAGTTCCTTCGGCGCCGCGCGGCCCGTATTGGACGCGCCCTGGTCGATTCCGGTCGGCCGACGGCCACCAACCCGCTGCGCCGTCGCCACCGCGTCCGGCTTAGCGAACACCTTCGCGTACCGGGTCTTCATGTCCTCGATGTAGTCGTCAAGGATCGGCTCGTCCTCATCCTCGTCCCAGTCGATATCCCCGGCCTTCAGCTTGCTCAGCGGAGCGTCGATGAGGTCCGGATCGGCGCCCGCAGCAAGCAGCGCGGCCTTGGCATAGGCGCGGACGGCGCTGCCCTGCAGCCGGGCGTACTCGCCATCATCAGCCGCCACCGCAGGAGTCTCGACCTGGGTCGCGGCAGCCTGCTGGCGGACGGTCTTCACCGCAGGCACGGCCGGCGCTGCGGCGGCTGGCACACCCGTGGCCTTCGCGGCCTCCCGCAGCTTCTTCGCCTGGGCGCGGGCGCGCTGAAGATTCGCAGTCAGCGGCTCAAACTGTGCGGCCAGCTCGTCGTGCTTGGCCTTCCAGTCGACGACCTCTTCTTCGGTTTCGTCGCCGTCTACGTCTTCACCATCGGCCGCATCGTCGTCGACGTCCTCGCCGTCGCCTTCGCCATCCTCAGGCGCGCCGCCCATCACCGGCCAGATCGGCGTGGTGCCGTCCTTCAGGTAGCCGATGGCGGTCAGTCCGGTGTACGGGTGGACGGGCAGCGGGAGCGTGTTCGGGTCCATGGTGCCTTCCTGAGTGCTGGGGTTGGGCACTACCGGCCGGGTGGCAGGTAGGGGAGCTTGCGGTTGTGACGTGGGGAGAAGTCCCCACGTCGTACGTCGCGCCGGGCGCGCTCGACGACGGATGTCGGGAGCGCCGGGCCGGACTGGACCAGCCGATCGGCAGCGCGTAGCCGGGCTGGCTTTGACGCGTAGTTGGACCAGCCGCGAGCAACCGACCGCATCGCCTCCCGGTGAAGCGCGCCGGGCATCCGCGCCATCGACGGGTCGTCGGACACCAAACGCAGCGCGCAGCGGCAATTTCCGTGACGCGGAGGACCGAGGAGAGGTTGCGGGTCGTCCAGCGGGAACAGCGGCATCGGGTGATCGGCGTACGTCAGGTCAGCGTCGAACTCTTCGCCGGGCTCGACCGTCTCGCCCGACAAGGCAAAGCAGGTGAGGCAAGCATCACGCTCCGCTACCCATACGATCTTGTATCCGGCTTCCTTCGCGACAGTCAGAACGCCTTCGGTCACCGCAGACTGTGCGAACCACGAGACCTGTGCCCGTGCCCGAGCGGCGGACTTGACCGCGATTGCGTGCAGCGGAGTCAGGTCGTCGGCGGTTTCGATGGCCGCATGCTCGACAGCTTTTGCCGCGGCGGCGAGCCCGGCGCGGAGTTCCCGATCCGCATCGCGCGCGAGCGCCCGGGCGGCTTTGGTCGGCTTGCCGGCCGACGTCTGGACCCGGTGCCGGTCGCCGGTGGGGAGCCTGCCGACGTCCTGCTCAGAGTGCTCGATGCCGAGCGTTGCGCCCTGCGCCCAGCCGTCTAGCAGCGTCTTGCCGACGTCCACCGGCAGGCCGCGCAGGGCATCGGCCAGCCGGGAGCGGATGAATGCGATCGGGACAGCGGTGCCGAGCAGCGCCGTGGCCGCGGCGAACGCCTGCGCGACGGCGGCAGCCAGTCCGGCGAGGGCGGCCGCTTCGAGAGCGTGCTCGTAGGCGAGTACCTGATCGTCCCGGACGTCCTGATCCGGTGGCCGGATAGGCGTCCGGGACGGTGCGGTCACTGCCCCTCGTCGTCAGTCGTCCGGACATCCCACGTCGCCCCGTGCCAGGTAGCCGCTACCGCTTCGAGAGTCGACGAGCGTCCGGCCGAAGCGTTGGGGATGAAGAGGGTGCATCCGCGATCCCGCTCGGCGAACCCGTAGAGCGGCGAGGCGGGCACCGGTTCATCGTCGGCGTGGTCGGTCATTGCGCGTCGTCGTCCGTCTCGTCAGGCTCGGACGGCTGGTCGCCGTCCGCGTCCGGGCGTGATGTCACCTCGACTGGGTAGTCCATCGTCATCCGGCGCAGCGCATTCTCGCGGCTCGCCTCGGGGTCTTCGTCTGGCTCGGTCATTTCGGAACCACCTCCACATCGATCCTGCGTACCCCGTCGACAACACCATGGTCAGCGACGATCCGCATTTTTAGCCCGCGTTGCAGCATCATCTCCGACTCGCCGCCCTTACCGTGGCCGCTCACCTGGACGGCCTTGGTGCCAGCCGGGACGGTCAACGTCATCAAGACCCCGGCCAACGTCATCAAGAGCCGCTGCGTCTGCTTGTCTTCGTGTTGGCGGGCAAACCAGTCGGAGATTTTCGGGTCTGCCGTGGTGGACACGTACGCCTTCTCGGACCACTCCAGCCCGGTCACGTCCTTGCCGTTCCAGGCGTCGCCGAACACCTTGCCCGGATCGATGATTCCCCGGGAAACGGTCACGGGCTTCGGCAGTGGGGATGCGTCCATGGCCTTGTCGATCGCCGCGACCTTAGCTTTGACCGCCTTTGATCCGCCAGTCCCGCGAAGGAAGCCGTTAATTTCCTCGTAGGTACCGCTCCGATAGTGCCGCAGGGCATTGGTGACAACCTCGGCGTCGTACGGTGACCAGTTGGTGCCACGTGGTGGCTTGACGTTGCCCGAGAAGCCGCGCGGCAGTTTGACCGGGGCGGACGCAAGGATCGTCTTCGTATCCGTCTCTGCGGCTGCGGCGATCTTCTTCGGCGCGGTGGTCTCCTGCTTCGGAGCCGACACCGCCTTCTTGGCCGCGGCCGTTGTCGACGCCGGAACCACCTCAACGTCCAACTGCCGGACTCCGTCCACGTTGCCGTGATCGGCGACGACCCGGTACTTCAGCCCACGCTGGAGCAGGATCTCCGCTTCCTCGTCGAGCTTCGGATTGTCGATGTTCAGGTCGGCGCCACCCATGTTCGAAACCTTGACGCCATTCGTTCCCGCCGGCGCCAGGACCCGCATGGTGACTGACTCGTCACCGAAGTACGCGAACGCTGCCGCGATGCGCGGATCGGCCGTCGTAGACGAGTAGCCGTGTTCCTGCCACTCCAGCCCGGTCACGTTGGTGTCGTTCCAGGCGTCGCCGAAGACTGCCGCCGGGTTGTTAATGCCGCGATACACAGCGACGTCATCGCGCAGCGGGGAGGCTGCCATGGCCTGGTCAATGTCGTCGATGTCGAGCTTGACGTCACCGTCGGGCAGCTTGCCGTTCGCGTCCCGCAGTGCCTTGTTGATCGGAGCGTCGCCGTCGTCCTGATACCGGCGCAGGGTCAATCCGACGGCGCTGCGTAGCGTGACGTTGCCGCCCTGCGCATGGTTGCCCTGCAGGTACACCGGTGCGGCCTTCAGCGCCTTGGCCTTGGTCGAAGCCTTCGCGACCTTGGCCTCGAATGCCGCCGCTTCCTGCTTGGCGAGCGGGCTGGCCTTGGTCGAGGTCGCCTTCGGCGTTGACGTAGCCTTCGGCGTCGCAGCGGGCTTCGCTGTTGCCGTCGGCTTCGGCGTAGCTGCGGGCGGCTCGGCGGCCTTCTCCGGGGCGGGCTTCGCATCCGGCTCGTTGCCAGCGTCCTTCGCCTCCATCTTGGCTTTCGGTGCGCTCTTCGCTGCCGGGGTATCGCTGGCGTCGTCCTTGCCGGTGTCGTCCTTCGGCAGTGCCACGAGGTGCATGTCGTAGCCGCCACGGTCGTTGGGTTCCACACTGGATATGGCGAGCTCGACATCCCGGTCCAACCACACTTCGTTGTCACCGGCAACGATCGCTCGTGTGCCTTTCGGTGCGGCGATGTGCATCGTAATGCCGCCCTGCTTCGGGTCCTGGTGCAGCGAGCCCGGGGTGTACGCCTTGTCTGCGATCTTCCTGCCGACGAGTCCCTGGACGTGCTTCAGGTCCGCTTCGGACAGACCGAAAGCGCGGGCATCGACATGACGGGTCAGCACCACGTCATGCGACAGGCCCTCCATCCCGGCGTCGATCTTCGCGATGCGCGGGTCAGAGTGATCGCCGGAACGCAGTGCCGCTGCCGTCTCGTGGAACCCAGCGCGAGCATCGGGCGACAGGCGCTTGCGGTGGTTGGACGAGAACTTCTTCGCCTCATGATGGCTGGCGATCGGGTGGTGTTTGAAGCTGGCCATAGCCCGGTCGGCGCGCTCGCGGTCCCGCGCCTTGAGTAGCTTCGCGAACCCCTTGATGTACTTGCCGTTGGCCCCGCGTGGGTGTAGTTCGGGCCGGAAGGTGCGTGCCATCAGCCGACGAATTCGTACTGGGCGTCGGCCTGCCGGTCGGCCGACCCGTCGTCATCGGGAGACGGCTCGCCGGTATCGTCGGCGGGCTGGCCGTCGGGCTCTTCGCCTACGTCGTCACCGCCGTCAGCAGCGTCTTCGCTGCCGTCGTCCGGCTCTTCTCCGCCGTCGCCTTCGTCGCCCATGTCGGCACCACCCGCAGGTAGCCCGGCGGCGATCATCGGGTCTTCCGGCGGGACCTGATCTGCCGGGAGGACGTCGCCGAGCAGGTAGATGATGATCGACTGTGCCTGCGATGTGGTCATCACCCCGAGGGTGACGGCCGCTCCGAGCTGCTGGGCGGCGCCGGTGATCTGGCCGAGCAGCGTGACCCGCTTGCCGAGCTCCATAGCCTCGGGTGCGGTGCCGATCCACTCCAGCACCGTCTCTTCGTCGTAGCCCGCTTCGACCAGGGCGACGGGCTGCGGCACTCCGGCGGCTACCTGCGCGGTGACGGCAGCCCACTTCGCGGACGCGGCTTGCGACTCCAGCAATGCCGCGCGGGCCACTTCCTGCGCGGCGAGCGCGTCGGCCTTCGCGTACTGGTCTGCCCACTCCTGCGCCTGCTGCTCCGGGATGCCGGCGCCCATGAACGCATCGGCCAGCGGAACGCCGAGCTTCACCTTGAGTTGGACGAGTTCCCAGACGTCCATGAGGTCGGTCGTCGCGGGGTTGGCCCACGTGATCGTGACCTTGGCGGTGATGCCGAGCAGGAGTAGCCCGAACTCCATGGACTCGCGCAGTGTGTCGCCGAGGATCTCGAACAGCATCGTGACCTGGTCGATCAGCGGAGCGTCGATGATCTTCAGTGCTTCGCCGGACGGGACCTCTCCGCCGAGTCCAGCGAACTTGTACAGCGGCGTTCCGGTAGTGCTGGAGATGGCCTTGCAGTACTCGCGCCACGGCTCCAAGAACGCGTTCGGGTCGGCAGACGAGAAGGAGCCGACCTCCCGGAAGTTCTTGAAGACCTGCAGGCCGCCGGGGTTGGCCTCGTAGTTCGACCCGGTTTCGTTGGAGATAACCCCGGCGGTCAGGGTGGTCGTCGAGTACGACGTTTCGGCGAAGTCGTGGTCCCACGTCTGCGGCGACGAGTCGGCCAGCGGATCCTCACGGATGCTCTGCGTGCCCAGCGAGTCCGCTTCCTGGATCGCGTACCGCTGCGGGTAGCCCTGGAACTCGATCGTGACCATCTGCATTTCGATGATCCGCGACACTGCGTCCTGCGGGCCGAAAGCGTTGCGGTGGATCGGCTTGCCGTACTCCAGATCCGTCCGCAGGTGGAACGCCGGGATGACCCCGTACGGGTTCGGCATCGGCCACTCGCGGCCAGCCTCATCGTCGATGTAGCCGTCCGCGTTCGGCGCTTCACCGTCGTAGTGCTGATCGTCATCGTGATCCGGGTCGAAGAACGGCTCGAAGTCGGCGGGCTTCGGATCCCGGGTACCGGCCTTCGACAGGTACTTCTCGATCCGGTCCGTGTAGGTGAGGTTCAGCCGGGTGCGGGGCTTGCGCTCGCCCGCAAGGGTGACCTGCCACGCCTGTGCGAAGTACCGCTTCTCGCGCGGGTTCTCCGGGTTGTAGAACATCCTGGCGAGGCGAGGATCGGCGTAGGTCACGTTGACCTTCGTGGCTTTCGACGGCGCGCCCTGGTGGCTGTCGTCCGCCTCTTCGAAGTCGGTGTCCGTGTCGGCGTTGAAGTCGGTGCCGTCGTCCAGCTCCGACGGCCACACCACGAGGTAGCCGTCACCGTCCCGGCAGGTGTTGCGCAGCCACGTCCGGTAGTACATCTGGAGCTTGTTCGGCTCCCAGATGCCCGCGTTCAGCGCGGCCGTGGCGGCCTCGGTGGCGGCCTTGTCGTCAACGTCGCCGGAGGTAGCCGTGACGCTGGTGATCTTCAGTTTGTTGTTGACGGAGTCGATGACCACGCCACAGAAGTTGGGGTCGAACTCGATGTCGCTTTGCCGCACCGTCCGTCCCTCGCGGGACATGACGTTGCCTTCCCACACGTTGATGCTGTCGTACTCTTTCGCGTGCTCGTACCCCGGCAGTGCCTCCTGGATCGCGGACAGGGCCTCGATCAGGTCCGGGTTGACGTCGTCGCCAGCCTCCTGCGCGGACAGTCCGGGGGAGTCCATCACCTGCTGCGGGTACGTCACTTGTCCTCCACGTCCGCTAGCTGGACAACGGCGACGATCTCCTGCGGGATGACGCCGACCAGCCGGGACGCCCAGCCGTCTGCAGGCTGACCCCACTTGGCCTTGACGTACTGCACGCCGGTCGACGGCTGGCCATCGGCGGCCGGGATCGGGCCCAGCCCGAGTTCCAGCGCGGCCACGTCCACCACGAGCTGCGCACCGGACCGCAGGGTGATTTGCACCCTCACTTGACGCCACCCTGCGGAGGCTGGCTGCCCCAGTCGATGACCCGCTCGGGCTCGCCGACAGCGGTTCCTTCGCCGGGCTTACGCATCCACGGCAGATCCGAACGCCGCAGCGAACCGGCAGCGACCCGGCCCTTTGGCCACGTGGCCGGCTCCGACCACAGAATGTCCGGCTGCGGCTCCACGTTGCCCGCGAGGTCGGCCGGGTCGACGTCCACCTCGCCGGTGAAGGCCAGCACGACCGCGCCGTCCATCACAGACGCCGGATAGTCGCCCACATCTTGTAGGCGGTCCACCACAACGACGGGCTTCGTCGCCGTGTCGAAGACGCGGACGCGGGGGTTCTGCACCATGACGGCACCTTCCGTTGTGGGGTGAATGAGGCCGGGCCGGGCGGCGCACATGTGCTTTATCCACTGGCCGGCAACCTCGCGGAAGGCGTCGTCATCGACCGGCATGGTGATACCTCCGTGGGTGTCTAGCGGTAGTCGTAGCCGCGGGATGACTTGCCAGCCCGGTACGCGGTCTTGGCCCTGGACTTGTCCAGCTTCTGAACCTTGCCGTTGTCGCCCCGTTGCACCGTCTCGAACACGACGCGAGGAGCGGCGGTGGCGGCCGACGGGGCCTTCATCTTCTTCCGGCGCGGCGCAACGTCCTTGACGGAACGTCGAGTACCGGACGCGCCGAACTTGCCGTGGTAGCCACGAGGGTGCAGTGCCTCACTCCAACTGGCCATGGTCAGCGGTTCGTCGCGAGGTTGAACTTGCCGCGAATTGTGGGGCGGACGCCGGGCGGGGGGACAACCTCACGAACCCGGACCGTCTTGCCGGTGAAGGTCTTCTTCGTGCCGGTCGTCGGCTGCTTGCTGAAGTCCGCCCGCGCAAAAGCCGCCGCTCGGTGGATCGCCTCCTTGCGTGGCATCCGCACGTGGCCTGTCGCAGCCCGGGCGGCAGTCCGCTTCACCGGCGCCGCGTACTCCAACTGGCCACGCTCGGCGGGCGTCTGTGGGGGCCGGACACCGCGCGGGATCTCTACCGCCTTGCGGACATTCTCTTTGCGTTCCCGGCGTGCCGTACCGGACGCAGGCGGCCGGAACGCTGACTGCGACCGGTGACCAACCGCGAGCTCCTCCATCGTGGAGTTCCGGTTCGTTTTGATGTGCAGCGGCTTGCGGTGCTTTCCGTGGCCGCCCGAACCGGAGAATTCGCCGATCAAGTCGCGGTGGTGTTTGGACTCATCCCAGATGCCCACGGCGGTACCCCTTGTTCGCTTCGGGTTGGATGGCGTGCTCAGCCGGCGCGACGCAGTTGCTGGACCGAGGTTTGCTTGCCGGCGTGGCCCAGCTTCTGCAGCAGGATCCACAGCAGGTGCTCGACCGCAGCGGCCGTCGCGTCGAGAACGTCTTCGTGGACTACCTGCGGGTAGGCCAGTGCCTGGCGCTCAAGCTGGGGTAGCGGACGCTCGTGGTGCACAACGCCACCGTTGTACTGGTAGGCGGAGAGCAACCGTTTGATGCGGTACTGCTTCGGCTCCTTCTGCGAGAAGGTGGTCACCTTCACCGGCAGTTCGTGGAGCACCGTGTGCCACAAGTCCCCGCCTTGGTTGGCTTCGACCATGACGTAGTTGACGTCCCAGTCGTCGACGAGTTCGAGGACCTTCTCGCGCAGGTCCTCGCCGGACATGCGGACCTGGATGGCCTCGCGGACGAAGAACCGGCGCTCCCGGATCGACAGTCCGACGACGGACAGCCCGGTGTAGTCCGACGTGGCCTTCGTGGTGACTGCGCCGTCCACGAGCAGGACTACCCGGTCATAGATGGGTCGCGAGTCGTAGGTGATGTCTTCGGGCTGCCACCAGCCGGTGCTGTTGGACAGCGGCTGGTTGGCGAAGTTCTTCGCATACGACCGGGTGTGCCGAATGCTGATCAGGTAGTCGTAGGGCCACTTCGCCGGCCACGTCGAGCGTTCGGTGCCGTCGTCGCGGGTGACGATCGGCGGGTAGTAGTGGGCGGTGAAGTGCTCGTCGCGGATCCACTGCGCCGGTTCTTCGTCTTCGTCGATGACCGACTGCACCAGCTGGTGCACGATGCTGCCCGACATGGTCACGGTGCCGACCAGCACCACCCGTGCGCGCAGGTTCATGGCGAGCACGGCATCGATGACGGTGCGCAGACGCTTCTCGGCGAGGGCTTCGGAGTAGTCCGCTTCGTCCGGCTCGATGTCGTCGAGCAGGATCATGTCCGGCCGGCGCTTGCCGATCTTCAGGCCGAGGTTGCTGGAGTCGATACCACGGGCGACGAAGGCGAAGCCGGACTTCGTCACGATCATCGACTGGTTGTCGACCGTCGCCGCCTCGGAGCCTTCGCCGACGGTGGCCTGCCGGCGCGAGCGGGCGCACAGTTCCGGGTAGTCCTGCCGCAGAAGCTCGTTCGTGTCGAGCTCGTGCTTGAACGTCCGAAGGTGCGTCTGGGACTGGGTCGCCGAGTTCGCGAACGCCGCTATGAACTTCACGTGCCCGTGAGCGGCGGCCCAACTCGGCAGGATAAGGAAGTGCCACGTCGACTTGCCGGTGTCTCGCGGGGCGATGTGCGCCGAGCGGTCCTGACCTAGCTCGGCGGAAGGATCCACCCACCACCATGCCTGCCGACACCAGTCCCAGTGCGGATCGGCGAAGGAGATCCGGCCGGTGTGGTCGCGGAGGTGATGGCCAAGGTAGATGAGAGAAAAAAGGGCTGGGTCGCCCCACGTCGCTCGCCGACGCCACTCCGACCATCCCTCGGCGGGCTCTTCGTCGGGGATGAGGTCGTAAAGCTCG